CGTGGCAATGTCAAGTACTACAAGGGTCTCGGAACTTCGACATCTTCAGAGGCGAAGGAGTACTTCAAGATGATTGATCGTTTGACTGTCAAGTTTACACCAGACTCTCGAACAAACGAGTCGATGACACTGGCATTTTCAAAGGCAATGTCGGATGCGCGGAAGGGTTGGCTCACGGGACATATGGCTGAAACACCACCTGTAGTCGAATACGGTGTCGTGAAACAGTTGACTGTGACTGATTTCATCCATCGTGACATGGCAAACTTTTCGGTCGAGGACATTAAGCGCTCGATTCCACACGTTGCAGATGGTCTCAAGCCGAGTCAGCGCAAGGTGATTTACGCCTGTCTGAAGCGTAATCTGACCAAGGATGCCAAGGTGGCTCAGTTGAGTGGGTACATTGCAGAGCAGACGGCGTATCACCACGGTGAGACGTCACTCCAAGGGACGATCATCGGACTTGCGCAGAACTTTGTCGGTTCGAACAATGTCAATTTGCTCGAGCCGAGTGGTCAGTTTGGGACACGTCTGATGGGTGGGAAGGATGCAGCCAGTCCTCGTTACATTTTCACTCGACTTGCTGAAAAGACTCGCAAGTTGTTTGACGTGCGCGACGAACCCGTGCTCAAGTACATTTCGGAGGATGGTCAGCAGGTGGAGCCGGTGCACTACCTTCCGATTGTGCCTATGGTCCTTGTGAATGGAGCAGAGGGGATCGGCACTGGATTTTCATCGTACGTCCCACCGTATGATCCAAAGGTGGTGACGAAGAATATCATTCACGCGCTTCGAGGCGAGGCGATGGAGGCGATGAAACCGCACTTTCGAGGGTTTACCGGAAAGACGGAAAAGACGGGTGAACATACATGGACTTTGACTGGGACGTTTGAGCGCAAGGGTGACAAGATTCACGTGACTGAGTTGCCACCAGGGAAGTGGATTCAGGATTACAAAGAGTTTCTTGATGGACTCGAGGTTCGTTACGAGAATCACTCGACTGAAACGAATGCCGACTTTACAGTGTGGACGGAGCTCAACGATCCGAAGCAGCTTGGACTTGTCAAGACGATTCACACGAGTAATATGTATCTGATTGGACCGAACGGTGCTGTGAAAAAGTACGCTAGCCCAGAGGAGATTCTGGTGGATTATCTTGAAATTCGCCTCGCACTGTACAAGACTCGCAAGGCGTATCTCATCAAGGAGCTTCGTAAGCAGGTGACGTCAGAGACACTTCGTGCGCGTTTCATCACGGAGGTGTCGAGTGGTCGACTCGTCGTGTTTCAGCGGTCGCGAGCAGACATTGAGAGCGACATGACGCGTCTCGGTTTTCCACATGAGCTGTTGGTTTCGGTCAGGACGTACCAGTACACAGCAGAGGAAATCAACAAGACGGTGAAGCACATCCATGAACTGCAGGCGGAACTCGCAGCACTCGAAGCGACGACCGTGTCGAACCTGTGGAAACAAGATCTTGAGTCCTTATAGAGATGAGTACAGAAAATCTGAGTGATACCATCTACATTGATGAAATTATTCCACCGACAACATCGGAGAGTGATAAGGCTATTATGATCACACGGTTAATTGAAAGGTTGAGTGCAATGTCGGCAGAGTATATTTTAAATAGCCTGCCACCCAATCCAACAAGGGCGCAGTTTATTGCACTATATAAAGACATTTTAAATATACCTGATGTAAAAAGTATTACAGTCAGTGGCTTTTACGGACCGTCTCAGGGTTCATTGTATTATTCTCTTTTACAGGTTCGAAACTTGACTCAAAATACATTATTAAACCCCATACCTGGTCCAAATATGTCAGACGAACAGATTCTTATGTATTATAAGAGTTCTTTTAGAATTACTGCACCAAACTCGGCTATACAGTCCCAAATCGTGAATTTACAGACTGCTCAAACCAAGGATGAATTTCTCAGGTTGCTCCCAGCACTTCGTGACGCAATTGATACAATTATTCCACCCGTTCACACACCGACATCTTTAAATGACATTCTTTCTGAACTTCGTCGATTTCAAAGCTTACCAGATTCTATTGATCAGCAGATTGTATTCGTTGCTTATTTGCCTATGCTTTCTTATTTCTTGGACGTAGATTCGCTTCGGTCTGCACTTGGAACATCTCAGCAACGTTCATATATAAACGCATTTGTTTCAGAATTTTCAAGTAAACTCACTGAAGTTAAAAGTCATGTTACTCTTTTATCACCACCTTTACCACCATTTGGACGTACAGGTCTTACGTCAGCTTATTTACAATACCGGTCTAGTTATGAAATCGCTAGAAACGACGTGGATCGTCTCAGAACACTTACAGCATATAGAAATTTTGTAAATAACATTATCGATGGACAATCCCGGTCGGTTGAACAGCTTCCGACGTCTGTGACTCTTACTGGGTTTTACGCACCATCGATTGATCCAACATCAAAAACTTTTATGGTTTATATTAGCGATGCAACACCTGGACTCGAAATTAAACCCGGTATGATCATTACTGGGTTGAATGGAATTCAAGGTCGCGTTCTCGTTAAATCGTACACATCGAATGTGTATGGGTCAGTTATTATAAACCCAGGTCCTCCATCTATTTCGTTTCCGTATGTTTCTGCTGTAACTGCTATTATAAAAGGATCGGGTAGTGTACCAATCGCTCCGAGTTCTCTTCTTCAATTGACGTTCAAATATGAGTTGGAGATTATATCAAGGGCACGTGTGTTTCGCGGACCAGTTGATAATTCAAACACATTTACAGTATACGTTGTAGAACAGTTTGATGGTCCGACACCAGACAAGGACTGGACAATCGAAGGACTCACAAAACCATCTGAACTTATTGTTGATGTTACTGGAATTATTACTATAAATAGTGTAATCTACGAATCTGGGACATCCAATGTTGTTTTAGGAACATCCGTCAGACCCCAAGACTATGTTTATAAACTTAATGTAACATCAAGTGTCAAACAAACCTTACCTTTACCTGGTTCAATTGTTACTACAGATTTTTATTCTCCAACTGCGGATATTCAAAGTAAATACTATTCCTTGTATGATCCGAAAATTTTTGATCCAACTGATATAAAAGGTCAAGCTGGACAACTTCGTGATTTAAACTCAAATGTATCAACTACAGAGGGACCTGAAGTGTATCATACTGTAGTTGACCGTGGTTCAGGTGTTGGTGCTCTTATTTCGATGGCTGCAATAGGCGCTCAAGAACCATATATGTTCGGGGGTAATTCAAGTTGGATCCCGGAAGTGAAACAACACACTGAATTTTCAATTACACAGCGTTTGTCTGTGCCATTGGCTAATGTTGGTGGTTATCTTGGAAAAACTGTTCAGGTTAATTTATTTCCAAGAGAATGCGGAGATCTCTTGTCAAACATGTATCTCCAGTGTTCTTTGCCGGGTGGATATACATACACAGAACTTGTCGGTCGAGCAATAATTGATAAAGTGGAGTTTATGGTTGACGGTGTGGTATATGAAAGTATTACAGACGATTGGTATATAATTCATGATCAACTGTTTTTGGATGCAGACGAGAAACTTGGTATGTACCAAGCAGTAAGCAACGGAACACCGGAAGGCACAAACGTTGACGCAACAGGAACTCTCAACTTGATTGTGCCACTCGATTTTTTCTTTTGCGATCGGTTCAAGCATGGAAAAAAACGTATCAAACCTTACTTTCCTTTGTGTGCGGTTACATTATCAACCGTGTCTGTTAGATTTACGTTTAATACAAAAGCGTGGATTACACAATCAACTGATAACATAGATTTGATTAATCCACGATTGATGATTGAGGAAATACACTTATCAGCTAAGGAACGTATGTATTATCAATTTAATCCTTTGACTTTCAAAGTTCCACGTGTATGGAAAGAATCTAGTCAGACATATTCAAATGGTTTGGCTCGACTTAATTTCACAGCTAAATTTCCAGTTGCTATGATGGTATGGTTTGTTCGAAACAAAGCATATGAAACACAAGATCGTTATTATTTCGAATCAAGATATTCATATGGATATACATCCGAGTATATCCAAAGTGCTACACCCGTGACGTTCTTTAATGGCGTGTCACTCAACTACATTGATACGATTGATTATGCAACAATGTACTTGAACAATAATAATATTCTTTCAAACTTCCCCGGTGGGTTGTACTATACGTTTAAACAACCATTGGATCACGGTCTCTCTGTACCTACCAAAAGTTTATACATGTACTGTTTTAGTGAACGTCCTAGTATTTACAACTCGGGTGGTACACTCGATTTTAAAACACTTAATTCACAAACTTCTCATTTAGACATTAAATTTTTAGAGCAATATGCACCACAAATTGCAGCAAACTTTTCTTTGAATTTGTTTTATTATGGTTACGTAACATTGAACATACAGAATGGTGTATGTACGCTCTTGTAACTTGATGATTAACGTTTGACATATTGTTTTCACCAGATGGTTCGTTCAATAAATTTCGTTGTTATTATACAGTTTGAGTAATATTTATATAACCATTGTTAGTTGATCCACCGGAATTGGTGGTCCCTATGATTGTAGAACCGGGGATAAGATAAGAAGTCCCTGGGGAGCAACTCCAATTTGCTCCTGTTCCAGCGACATACGTACCTGACGTTGTTCCTCCTGAATATCCACCACCACCACCCACGATATATAATGGGTTAGCAGTTATATCGAAATCGAAAAATTCACATCCGCCACCACCCCCACCGAAACCACCAGGGTATGGAGTTCCTAATGTACCCCCTGTACCACCGAATGCTCCGTTTGTAGTCGTAAGTCCTCCACCAGTATCATATGTTCCACCCGAACCATCGGTACTTATACCTGCACCTGAACCACCTGATGTACCTGTAACACCGCCGCTACCATCACCCTCCGATACTAAGGGGTCAGATGCTTGTGGTGCACCTGCACCCCCGGAAACAAACAGCCATAAACTATTTGTCAGGTCGTATATGAACGTCCCCCCTGCTCCACCTACCTGATTAGGTGATGCCTGTCCTATAACGTATTCGATAGTTATAGGCTCAGTTATTGTATATTCAGCAGAAAACGAAGAATACGAACCGTAAGTACTATTATAGTCAAATGGAGTGCCAGATCCAAACATTGGGCCCGCCCCACCTGCGAGTTCGAAAGTATAAGTTCCAGGAGTTAGGTTTAGGGTTTCTATCGTTCCCGTATATGCCAAGTTCACTTAAATGAGCGTATACGCATTCACAGAAGCGCCGCCCGCCTCTCCGACACCGGTCGCATTCACACCGGCAACTGTGAAATAATATTCGGTGCCGGGTGTCAACCCCGTGTAAGTATAAGAGAACGAGGATATGGACACGTTCTCAAAGCCTATTAATCCATCGAGCACTGAATAAGCATATACGTTAAATGAAGTCGCGTATTCAGGTACATATTCGAACCACACTACATCTATAGTTGTTGCCGTCACATTTGGTGGATCGGGATACCCCGCCGTAGGACCAAAACCGGGAAGAGGCAGAGGAAGCGTACTTATCGGGTCGGACGTCGTCGGTGGACCATTACCCGTTGCATTCGAAGGTGTGATCGTGAACGTGTATTCAGTGTCCGGTACCAAATCTGGAAACGTGAGAGTCGTCCCGGATGTCGTTTGCGTAGTTGATGGTGGTGATGTCTCAATAGAGTAAGAAGTTGCGTACAAGGCTGGATTCCATATCAGGTCGACTGTGGTTTCCGTTGGGTTGGACGCCACGAAACCAGTGACGGCGTCCGGAAGAGGCGAAGGCGAAGGCGAATTTACTATACTTAATATTTCAGTTCCACCTTCTTGGAGTGTGTACAGAGAAACACCATTTCCTTTCGAGACACTGAACAAGTTGTACGACAGGGCATATATTCTGACCGAACGAGCAGATGCGCTCGACGTCAAAGTCAACGTGTGTTGCTGTCGATTGATGTTTGTCATGTTGATTTCACCGGACGGCTCGTTCAGTTCGGGTTCGAGCGCAAATGAATACATGTAGTACCGACCGTTCGGGACGCGCGTATGGAACTCCAGACCCTGAATTACTCGAAGATACTGCGCGGTTGCGTAGTCTGGAGTGATTCTATCAATCGAATTGAGTGTCAACTGGAGATTGACAAGCTGGTCGGTCGTTCCGTAATCGTACACGTTAGACGCGTTGTCACCCTGAATGACCCAATAGAGTTCCTTGACATCATTCACAAACGACGTCAAAAATTGAACAGACGATTGAGTGGACAATGACGGGACTCGAAACTGCATTCTCTGAAAACTTTCAGTCGTATAAATGAGTTCGTGGGACGTGAGATAATCCCGTTCGGCTTTGGTGACGTAGACGTACTCGACAAAGAGATCCACCTGGATTGGTTTCGTGTATGCAAGTCCATTGGTGAAGAATGTCGATGGTTTGAATACGACCCGAAACTTGGGCGCTTCATCAAGCGCGATGAGCGGCAGTCCCTTTTTTAAAATCGAAAAAGGCATCGGAATGTGATACGAAGCGAGATTGCTCGTCTGCCCCGTTCCGACCATATATGTCAAAGCAGCCTGTTTTGCTTGCGGCACACGAGTATCACCGAGCATGTACAGGTTTTCGCCGTAAATTCTTTCAATGAGTTGATCCTTGTATGAGAGTTCGACCCGGTCGATCATGGCTGTACCGGCACTCGGTTGGACGGTCGTCGGTGCGTCGGTCGGCCATGTTACCCGAAGGTACATGGTCCGGGCAATGTCGCCCGTCTTGGCGATCCATACGGTCATGTCGTCCCCCCAGTGAATATCTTTTGGAAATTGAAGTCGAATTGTCTGACGGGCAAATTGGGCTGGAGGTGTCATTCTACTTTAGAAAGCAGAATTAAAAAGAAGCCCGCCAATCCCATTATTTGCCTGGAAAACATTGTACGACTTGGAGTACACGCGAACATTTGCGGCGGCGGTCGGCATGTCCACGAGTTGAATCTCGAGCATCGGTGATGCTATTCGCGACATGTTCAATGATCCGGACGGTGTCAGTATTTCTGGGTCGAGTGCAAAGTTGACCACGGCCACGTTACTGCTTACGTATGTGTGACTTTCGAATGCCCGTATAGTCTTTGTAGTGACTTGGTCGTCGTCGACCAGGATTTCACCGTTCAGCCGAAGAATAAGCCGTTGGATGACACACGGATCATCGACCGAAATCCACAGTTCCCGAACCGGGTTGAGGAACCGAAGTTGGAACTCGCTCGTTTGTGCACCCGGTTGAATCGTAAACGTTTCGACATCCGTCTGACCGTAGAGCATCTTGCCCGTCCTGGGTGGCGTGGGATACTTTTTGTACTTGGCGATGATACTGGACGAACTGAGCACGTTCGACATTGTGACCGGATTGTACTGGATAAAATCTTGGTAACTGACATTAAAACCTCGTCCGTCAACTTCTGTAATGTAAATATATCTCGACCCTGTAATGAAACGCATTCTGTAAATTTGGCCATTATAAAACGGGCTTGATGTGGTCAAATCTGTTCGATGGACCAGCAACGCGATTTGAGGACTGGAACCATCCGAACCAGATATAGCAAGTGTATTATCAGAATTGATACGGAAATTGATCCATTCCCATGAACTAGCAAGGTTGAAAGGTTTTGTCGTATCGTATTTGTGCCACAACGTTTTTCTTGAAAAGTCCGTTTCTGGAAACGTAGGTTGTTGAAACACAGTCTTTGTATGATAATATACATACTTTCCGTCAAAACCACAAGGAATACTATATTCAAAATTTTGGGACCTAATTACCGTATCGCCTGTGTAAAATTCCCACGAGGCTTGTTGGTCGACATTTGACGTCGAATCATATCTTGAAAAAGTTCCGGGTGAACCCCGTGGAGATGAAGATGAAAAATACAAATACCGACCATCTGACATCAATGGTGCCCCTTCTAAATTACGAACTGGATTTGGTGTGATAATGGCACCATCGACTTGTGTGTACGCGTCCGTACTCAGAAAACTTTGAGTATCCAATTTGGCGATATAAGAACCCGCAGTTGCAAAATATATGTACCGACCGTCGAACGTAGATCCTAAATAAAAATTACTGTTTGTAATTTCAAAAAATGTATAACCAGGTAACAAATCTTTGATAGAGGCGGGAAGTCCACCGGTTGTCAGTGCATACGTGTAAGAACTTGATGAATTAAAATCAGCAGTCGTGTCGTATCGCATCCATATCAAGTTTCTGTGAATATATCGAAAATAATTTTGTTGAGTAGTTGATGGTATACTCGGATATGTTAATGTTCCGGTGACAAGAACATCTGACCCACTTTGGACCATCGAGGAAATCACTGCACTTGAAAATGCTCCATAATTATTTGTCCAAAAGTTCTGAAGGGCCGTCTGGTCCGATCCTGACAAAGGTGCAGTTGTATTATAAAATCGGTACACGAAAGTCCATATTTTTTGGGTTACGTCTGAAGTAACACTTACAAGACTCGTATACGTCGAACCGATGATGTAATAATTCACAGAGTACTGTATGTAAGCATAACGAGCATCTGTAAGAATAGAAATAACTCTCCCGTCACCATCCCCGTTCGCCGGGAATGCGCTAAAAAAACTGTATGTACTAGTTGTCCACGGTGTCGTGCTCGATGAAAGTATTGTCGAAATCAAAGCTTTTCTAATATATGTACCTGTCGAACCATAGAGTGTTCCGCCGTTTGTAGTTATGAATACACCTGAACCACTCCCGGGTGTCCATTTATAAAACGTCCCGTCATCCTGATTATAAAACCTGAATGAATTGTTCAGTAAAGGACCCATGATGACATAATTTTTCCAGCCGATTGCCCATGTAGGATCAAAGTTTTCAGTTCCGTCGGCAGTTATCGCCTGAAGATTCGATGTAACGTACGAATCACCATCGAGAAAACCATTTGACGTAATAACATTCGCAGCAAGATTCTCAAATTTTTCGTATTCGATATCGACCCTGACGTCGTGCATGTACAACTCACTCATGTTCAGTGTGTCCATGTTGAACGTCAACTTTGTATAGTATTCTCGAGGGGTCGACACAACCGACATATCGTTCTTGCCTTCGAGAATCGTTAGAGCGGCTTGGTTTTCGTAGGCGACGCAGAGGTCCTGTTCTAGGTACAGTCGCTCGCTCGTCAGACGGTCTATAACCTGTCCACCGACAGTCAACGTCGCATTCTTGACGAGTTTGGTCGCGACCGAGTCGACGTACGAAAACCCATTTGAAGGTGGCGGCGTAAAACCGCGGATCCAACCCGCTTGTACGAGCGTGAGTGGTGCAATTAACGTGCCGCCCGTAAAGTTGTACGCCGGATAGCCACCATTTATTGTAAAAAAGTCGGGATCCCGAATATCAAACCCCCAAAATGAGGCGCTGGCTTCGTTCTGAAAAAAGATGTCCGAATAGACGCCTGTGAAAACAAACTTGTTGAGCGTCGAATCGTATGTGACATTGATGTTCGAATAGCCGACAAAGTTTGTCGCCCATGCCGAAAGGAATTGTGTATTAAAGTAGCCAACGAAATCACCTGGTTGGATCGCGAGCGTATTCGTCTGGACGTAAACACCCCCGTCGACTTCATCAGAATACCGAGGGTAGACGTACCCTGGTCCGAGCGGTGTGTACAACTGTGGAAGTTCAGACCGAAGAGTCAGACGCCTGAGTAAATCATCTTTTGGTGGAATACGAGCTGATACAGAACCACCGAATGCAGGTACATTTGTATCAAAAGGAATCTCGAGCGATTCAGCAATATACGTATCACGTGTATCATACTTTCGAGAGAATAATGTGTACTGTGGATTTTGTGTAAATGTTCCTCCAGCATCAAGTTGAACACGCGCACCAGACATGATGCTCTTCTATAAAATGTGTTTTTTGTTTCGTCTACTTTGTAACAATGCTTTCCTGGCGAATTTTCAAAACACCCTTTTCTGTGATATAATCAACGATACTATTGACAATACACCAACGAATGAAATTCAACTGCGCAACCGTCGTCGTCAGACCCATAAATTCAATTCGCTCAGTTCGACAAAATGGATCAAAAAACTTTTTCGAATAGCCATCCAGTGATGACTTGTATGCCACGTGGACAGTAAACTGACGCCCCGTCGGTGTTGTGTACGTCACGTTCGTCTGACGGGAATAGTTTGTCACGAACCACTCGAGGTTCCTGAGAGACACACCGCGTCGATGTTCAAGAATGTCCTTCAACTGCTGAGCATGCTCAGGCACTTCGAAGAACCGTTTAAGCGCCTCGAGAAGCAAATCGCTCCTCGTTGCCATTGGAATTTCAGAGTCATTTGTTTTTAAGCAAGTACCACGTTGCTGCAGCGGCAACAAGAGTCCACGCCGTGATGTGATCCACCTGATTCATCACATCAATAGTCGCTTGATCGAGGTTGTTAAACTCATCCTTGTAATCTGGTGGCTTGAAAGGAAGCCATATGTACCGCCCGAACGGCACAACTGTTGGACGAAGTTTGTCTTGACACTTGTATGCCCAGTCGTACCACGCAAGTAAAATGTACGGGAACCAAATCAAAAATGCGAGGACCCACAGATTTTTGTGGGGGGCAAACCAATATCCAAGTGAAAGCATCAGGGAAAAGATGATACATTTGACGTTAAATACAAACGGACGACCTGGTAACACACCACCCGCCATCTACTTACGAGCCAACATAATAAATGACAATACAATTGAAGCGATCAGATACCAGAAAATGGCATCATCGCGCCAGTCGCCTTCGAGTGCACAATCGCATTGCTTCTTTCTGAGTGCTGGAATGTATGAAAGAATTGCTCCAATGTTCACGAGAGCTGCGATGAACCATACCATACCGAGCGTCATTACCGCTGGTGGTAGAGAAGTTGGACGCATGAACATGCTTCCGATGAGAAGTAAAACAGATACAACTGAAAAGTACTTCATGAAATCACGGCGCCAGTCTGTGCTACAATCGCATTTTTTTTCAATTTTGTTGATCCATGACAGAATAATAGCGTGAAACGTGAGAGCGGGAACAAGCATCAGGAGTTTGAAATTCATTATATATCTATACGAGAATTTTTCCCACGTTCACATGCTGGACATCCGGCAAGAAACATTGGCGGCAATGTATGCGTGTGCACTGTGTTTGGAGCCATGAGTGACAGTTGTGATCTAGATGG